TGAACAACAACAAGGTGAGCTACGCTCTTTAGTTGTTGACGGACCTTACAACCATCTAACACTTACGGTGATACGAAAAGTGTAAGATCGCTGTCCAAAGCCTTGAGGCGATAGACGGGCTGGCCATTGGCCTTCGAGACGCGAAACGACAGACCAGACACGTTAATAACGTACTGGTTGCGTTTACTGGTCCGAAAGTCAAGCGCTTCGCCGTCCAGGCCCATCGGCTCCACCAGAAGACTGACAAGATCAGCCTCCGACAGTGATTTGATGATTGTGGTCACGATGTTGTCACGGCGTGCACGTCCGGCACGCATCCTCCCCAGCGAATTCTTAGCCCAACGAGTGGACATGAGGATATTGCCGGCCAAGAAACGCGAAAACATGTGATTGTCGGGTTTTCAAAAAGTGTCTCCCCGTATCTTTCAGTGTGTATGTGGTGTGTTTAACGTTTTGTGTTTTTCTATTTTGTATATCTAATACATATCTATATAGATGTATGTAATCAGGTGGTGATCTCCCGGTACGCGATGGCCAAACCACTGTGAGTCGTGACACCGCCAGCGTTGGTTGTACGCCCAAACTGTTGATGCGGTGTGAGCGTGCGCTCAGCCTCAGTACCGGCAGCTACAGTTACGGTGTAGTAGCCACCAGTGGCCGCGCCGAAAGTGGTTGTGGTTGCAGCACTTGTGGTGATCGCAGAGCCGTGGGTCTCGTTATACACCGTCCCCACCAGCAGTGCCCCCGCAGCGGCACCCGGCACCGGTTGGTAAATACCGGTGTCGAAGGTGGTGATCTCGAATTGCCCCACGGGCAGCACAAGGCTGAACCATGGCAGCTCAGTGTTGTCGGGTGAATTAAGCCGTTTGACCATAACGTTGGTAGTGGTCAACACGTCAGTGCTATTCCAGCCTTCAATCTGTCCTTCACCGTGATTGATGATCTCCTGGCTCATGAGGGTCTGGCTAGTATATGGTATAGCCGCGCCCACATAACCCGATCGATAACCAGTGGGCCCAGGCGACGGCCCGGGTCCAGGTGAAGGTGCTGCAACGTGCATGTACGGGTACAGGAACTCAATGTCATACGACACATAGATCTGTCCGACAGTCGCCCCGGGATCCAATGTTAGCCCGCTAGTGGCGACATTGATTTTGCCCATGACTGTCTGGCGGATAGCAGCCTCACTAACGTCAGACGATGTAACGTGTTTGACGTAGTAACCGTCCTGTGGACTGCGACCGGGATCGCATTCCACAGGTGCCAGCATGGAATTGCTGGGCTTGGTGCTAACCGCAAACTTGCTGTTAAGCAAGTCAGTCATGCTCGCGTATGCGGTTTCAGCCGGATCGTAGTTGACGGCGATTGCAACAACTCCACTATTGTTATAGTCAGTGGAGGTGCTGCGGAACCCGATCACCATTCCTTTGACCTTGAACTTCTGGTACTTGGAGGCGACCGATGCCAACCACGGGAATGTTACCGTGCTCGTCGGGTCAATGTCGAGTGTAGTCGAGTTGAACGCCGACTTGTCAGCCGGGACCACAAGGTCCGTGACAAACTCGCAGTGCCGGACACGAATGTCGGCACCCTGTTGCTTGAACACCGGAACCTGGTCTGCCATCTCACCGATCATGGTACTGTTAGACAGAGAATTTGCCTTGACAGTGTAATCTCCATAACCAGTGATGGCAGACATGCCGCGGCCCACCATGGCACCCGCGGGGCCACCAAGTGCCCCGCCAACTGATGCGAATGTTCCTCGTGGAATACGCGCCATCAGCTGGTCCATCTTCTTGGCCAGCGAATTGGGATCACCTGATTGCAACTTGTTTCTCAAATAGCCAGTCGTTGCCTGCTGTCTATTCGTCTGCCCGCCCTTCTTGGGCGGCATGTTGTGTGGAAAACGTGTAGTGTGGAAAACGTGAACTGAAATTTTCAGGGCCCACCCGCCCTCCAAGACACTCGAACCCGACAGGTCCGATTACTCGCGCTTGACGGCATCCCCTACGACAATTAGGGATGAGTCAGCGGCCGTTGCCTCCATGATACGGCAGGAGACAAGGTCTTGCTTGCTTTTGGCTGCATTGAGTTTGACAATTAGACATTCCGTGTCTGTCATGCCAGCCCAATTTGCATTTGCTGCACAAATGCGCTCGGTGACCACCTGTACACATATGTCACGATCACTCGGATCATATGGGTAAGGACTAGATGTTTCGAGCTTGTACATCTCGTCGGTGGTCGCCTTTTGCAGGGAAGTTTTAAGCCCAAAAATGCGCTTTAACGCCCTGCAATATTCCCCCACGACTGGGGTGTGAGCATCGGTTACCAGATAGCCCTCAACCTTGTTTGCTAGCCCGACGGCAACATTCTTATTCACGATAACGGGAATTCGAGCGATGGCGCGGACCGGTTCGCAAACTGAGGTGAGGGTATGCAAAGGATTCACGTAAACACGTGACAGCATCACGACTGGTTTGCCTTTAGCCGTCGGCTCAGCAACCTTGATGATCATGCCCAGGTCACTTGCTGCGGTTTTCAAGTCAAACTTTGCGTTGACGAGTCCATCATCACCGAAGATGGTTCCAATAGACTCAAATGCTGCCATCGGGATTAGACCAGCGTTGCGTGCTGCGGCGTATTGTGCGAACGCGCCAGACCAGCAGTTGCAATCGGTGGTGTCCGATTTGCCACTCAAGTTCATGAACCCAGAGGCGAATTTCAAACGTTTCCTGAGTTCGGCGAAAAGAGGCAGCTTGATCACGCGTTCAGTGTTGCGAGATAGTGCTGCATCAATGGCGGCGTGATGTTCCTTCGTGTAACCGGAGCGAACGTGGTGTCCATATTGTGAGACGTTGAAGCGTCCATGCGTGCCGTCCATCTTGCTGAAATCCGTATCGCAAGTGTCACCGTCAACCGACCTCACGAAGTTTGTCACCGCCTTGGCGGTGCACTCCGGAGTTAAGCCGACGATGTACGGGGTTTTGACGCATGTGTCGCCATTGATCCTCTTTATGGCATTGGCCTTGTGCCAGTCTTTGAGCGGGAAGGTGTAGCACGCGACTAAGATGAGTGTCTCAACCTCGACCGGAAATATGAGTCGGGAAGGAGATTTCTTCTTGAGCGCGCCTTCTGTGACTTCTTTCTTCAAGAAAGCCATGACAGCTTCAAGCTCTTCAGATGAGAGGCGTAACTCATTGGCAACGTACCGGCGCATTTTGGCCGGTGTGTTGGCAAGGCGAGTGATGGCCTCTTCACGAGTAAGTGGGATGAGCTTCTGCTCAGTTGCTGGGAACATCAACGAATTGAATTCCTTGGCATAATCCACATACTTCTCGGGCACTTTGGCGACGTTCTTCACGTCAATAACACGCTCCTTTACTGCTGCTCCCGCGTTATCTGCGTGTGCAGTGGCTGCGGCAGCGGGGGTGATCAGAGGTGGGGCTGCTAAGCTGGCAAACGGGGTTCCGGGATCAGTAATGGAACCGCGTGTGAAGTTGACGGGATCACTGATCTCAGCGGGCGCACGCGCAGCTTGAGCGAGGATGTATTTCTGACCATCAGTCAGACGTTCCCCGCAGTTCTCAGCTACGCACGCAATCCCGCCGACACCAGGAGTCTGTGTCACTTCGAGATGGTATAAAATAGCATCCCAAGTCGACTGTTTGACAGTGACTTCGGCCGCATCTGCAGTATGCAGGCGGGTGCTTACCATGACGTCAAGTGATCCAGGATCAACCGATCTTAGCTGCACGATTGTGTCATTAGACGTGACGCCGACGCGTTTCAGCTCAGGAAATTCAAAGCCGAAAAGCGACAGCAGTCGTGGTGGGATACGGCACCGATACGCTGGGGCGAGGGCAACGATTGCACGGTTTGCCGGGCCAGGAACCACATGGACATGGTACATGTCAAAAGAGAACCAGTGTTTGTAGGCGATGAGATCGGCACCGAAATCCCATACGAGATGCCGATAAACTGCTCCGCCACACACGTGTTCGTTGTAGTTCCCGTCCGGTTTGATGTACCAGTACGAATCTTTGCCCCTACCGGCGACTGTCTTGGGTAAAACAGTGTATAGGCATTTCGGGCCGTATTCCCTGAACAATTCATCATTCGTGAGGTGGAAATCGACGTCTACATACACATCCAACGCGTCAGTAGGACGGTCGTCAAGCCGAGGCTCCTGCTGGAGGTCAGCAATGGTGTAGTAGGCGCGCTCACCTATGGCACCACGGTTAATCTCGCGTGTCGACGTGCTCCGAGAATAAGGCCGGAGAAGTGCTGACCGCGCGATGGCCATGATAGTGTCGATTCCCTCAAGCCGAGTAAGTTGGGCCGAAGGGTGTGAATGATTCTGAGAAGGTTTGCTCAGGGCTTGCTGCCAAGTCGCGTTGCGTACCGCGTTAAGCGTCTTCCTGTTCTCGCGAGTGATGAAAAGGTTCATCACACGTGTGAGAAAGTGACGGCGTGAATGCGCACAAACGAACATGCGCATGAAAAACCAGACTCCGCGGAACAGGCGGGCTGCGAACCACTTTGGGTAAGCAGCCGGGCTGAGCCGACCAGTTCTGGTTTTCATGACCACATCGTGCACATACGCAACGGACTTGAGAGCTGAAGCTTGTTGGGCTAGCTTGCGCAGACGCAAATCTATGATAGATTTTGCGAGAGCGATGTTGCCCGCTTCGGGGGGCCGCGTAGCGGCCCCAACCCCCAGCGTAGCTGGGAGTACTAGGGGCATGCAAATGCCCCGGCG